TCGAGACGATTAAAGAAAAGATCCGTGTTTTATTCGAGCTATGGAACGATAAAGAATAACCAACTAGGAGTAGGTATGAGTGAGCAACAAGAGCAGCAACCCGTAATTCTGACGATTGACGATCAGGAGTATGATGTAAATGAACTTGGTAACGATTCCAAGGTGCACTACGTCGAAGTGGTTAACCTGCGTAAGCAGCTTGGTGATTTGCAGAATCAGATTGCGGCAGCTCAACAGCAAAGTATTAATTTGCAGGTTGCATTAGGCTTTCGAGAGAACGCTCTGCGTGAATCAATTCAGGTTGTTGAGGAAGTAGAACCGGAAGCGGCTGAAGGATAATGGCGCAAACTCATGCTAGTAAGGCGTTACAACGAATCGAAACACATGAGCGGGAGTGCGCCTTGCGGTACGAGTCAATTAAAGAACGGTTAGATTCTGGGTCAAAACGCTTTGATAAGTTAGAACGTATGATCTGGGGTATCTACCCTGTAATGATTACTTCTTTAATCGCCATTGTTGGCTTGGTTTTATCCCAATGAAGTTTAATGCCATTAAAGGTCTTATCGGCGCGTTAGCTCCTACCATTGGAAAGGCGCTCGGTGGGCCTTTAGGTGGTGCTGCGGCACAAACAATCGCTGGGGTACTGGGGTGCAAGCCTGATGAAAAGAGTATTGAGAAGGCCGTCCAAGCGGCTACCCCCGAACAACTTGCAGAAATTAAAAAAGCGGAATTTGATTTTCAGGCGCGGATGAAGGAGCTAGATGTAGATGTTTTTAAACTCGAAACAGAAGATATCCAAAACGCTCGTTCAACGTTTAAAGGCGATTGGACTCCAAAGTTTATTGCAGTTGCGTGCGTATTCTTTTTCGGTGGCTATATTGCTTTGGTCACGTTACAAGACCCCGCTGCTAACGATGACGGTATTGTTAACCTTGTTCTCGGTTATCTTGGCGGGATTGTCAGCAGTATCATATCTTTTTACTACGGTGCTTCCCATAAGCATAGCGAATGATGCGACTAGTTAACATGTTGAAGCGGCACGAGGGCGTTAGAGATAAGGTCTATATGTGTTCTGCTGGTTACGAGACCATTGGCGTTGGTAGGAATATCAGTGCGTCTGGTCTTGGCCTGTCTAACGACGAGGTTGAATACCTGCTAAAGAACGACATTGAGCGATGCCGAAACGAGTTACTGGGTGAGTACGAGTGGTTTAAAGGCATAGATAGCGTGCGTCAAGACGCGATGATTGACTTGTCGTTTAACCTTGGGCAGACCCGATTACGGACGTTCGTTAAGGCTTTAGGTCACATGGCTGCGGGTAATTACGAAGAGGCTGGGCAAGAGTTCTACCGTAGTCGCTGGGCGGAACAAGTTGGTGACCGCTCGTTGGAAGTCTGCCAAATGATTAGTTCTGGGGAGTACCAACAACGATGAAAACGTCACACGCGCCCAAGGTAAACGCTGAAGGTAGTATCGAATCTGCCCACGAGATAGAGATACTCTGTGCCGAATGTGGGTATGATGTAGACGAGAACGAATTAGAAGCAGATACTTGTTCTGATTGCGGCGCTTCTTTAAACTTGAAGCAGAGCACTTCTATCCAAGTAACAACCCTACCGCCGGTATTTGGCGAGACAATGTGATGGGTTCCTTATGCCACTACAAAAACTAGCGTTAAAACCGGGAGTCAATCGGGAAAATACTCGTTACACCAGTGAAGGTGGGTGGTACGAATCCGATAAAATACGGTTCAGGCAGGGTACACCGGAGAAGATTGGTGGGTGGCAGCGTATATCCAATGCTACCTTTCTTGGCGTCTGCCGTTCTTTGTGGAACTGGGTAACGTTAGGCAGTCAGAACCTTATCGGTGTAGGGACTAACCTAAAGTTCTATGTTGAAAACGGTGGTGTATATAACGATATAACGCCTTTACGGGCTACTGTAAGCCTTACTAACCCATTTACCACCACAAGTGGTTCTCCTACGGTCAGCGTTTTAGACGCTAATGGGGGCTACACATCAGGCGATTTCGTCACCTTTTCGGGTGCATCTGCCGTTGGTGGGCTTACTTTAAACGGTGAATTTCAGATCACCATAGACACTACAGCCACTAATAGGTACTTTATAACCGCTGCTAGTAATGCCACTTCTGCGGCAACTGGGGGCGGTACAGTATCTGCTGCTTACCAAATTAACACCGGATCGGCTTACGTAATACCTCTAACGGGTTGGGGAGCAGGTTCGTGGGGTGCTGGAGCATGGGGCACTGGTGGTACATCTGACACTCAGATACGCCTATGGTCACAGATAAACTTTGGTGAAGACCTTATATTTGGACCTCGTGGTGGGCCTATATACTACTGGGATGTCACGGCAGGGTTATCCGCTAGAGGGGTATTGCTATCGTCTATCTCTCCCGTAGGAGCGAACGTACCAAGCGTACAAGACCTTATTTTAGTGTCAGATATTAGTCGTTTTGTATTCTGTTTTGGTTGTAATGACTTAGCTACCGCCACTAAAAATCCGATGTTGATCCGCTGGTCAGACCAAGAAAACGCTACCCAGTGGACTCCTGCAGCAACAAACCAAGCAGGTAGCCTACAGTTATCGCGTGGAGCAGAGATCATAGCAGCAAAACAAGCCCGTCAGGAAGTCCTAGTATGGTCAGATTCGGCCCTATATGCCCTCCAGTACGTCGGTGCCCCAGTAGTGTGGGGAGCGCAGCTTGTTGGTGAGAACATCTCCATAGCCTCTCAGAATGCGGTAGCGTACGCCAATGGTGTGGCCTACTGGATGGGTGTGGATAAGTTCTATAAGTACGACGGGCGCACACAGCCACTACCCTGTAACCTACGTAAGTTCATATTTAATGACTTCAATACTGCCCAGTATCGCCAAGTGTTTGCGGGGACTGTAGAGTCTTACCATGAAGTCTGGTGGTTTTATTGCTCTGCAGACTCGAATACAGCAAACAAATACGTTGTGTATAACTATCTGGATAACATTTGGTACTATGGCACGATGGATCGTACTGCATGGTTAGATTCGGGATTACGAGACTTTCCGTTGGCAGCGACTTACAATAACAACCTCGTGAATCAGGAAGAAGGCGTTGATGATAATGAGCTAGGGGCAAGTACGCCGATACACGCGTATGCTTCTACCGCTGAGTTCGATCTAGATGACGGACATCAATTCAACTTCATTTGGCGCGTACTTCCTGATATCACGTTCGACGGGTCTACAGCCACTAACCCTAGCGCCGTTATGACGCTATTACCCATGCAGAACTCTGGTTCAGGGTACAACTCTCCTGCCTCGGTAGGTGGATCAAATGATGGTACGATTACCCGATCCGCTGTGCTACCGATAGAGAAGTTTACCGGACAGTTGAATACTCGGGTTCGTGGGCGGCAGATGACCATGAAAATTGAATCTACGGAAGCAGGTGTAACGTGGCAGTTGGGGTCTCCGAGGTTGGATATGCGGCCTGATGGAAGACGCTAATGGCTGGGGATAACACTGTATACAATGTCCCGTTCCGTGCTCCAGCTCTGCCGTATGCGCCTCAAGTGTACAACCAAGAGACGTTTGAGCAGTTCAACAACGTACTACGGATATACTTTAACCAACTAGACAACGCGCTGAGAAACGCTATGGCAGTTCAAGAACCATACGAGTTACAAGTAGCTAAAGGCCAGATTGCTGGTGCTTCTACGTTGTACAAGTTCGGCACCAATCCAGATGTTGATGGTACTGAAGAGACGGTATGGAGCACTGGGGGCAATTATCCTTGGCCTGCAGCCGCGTTCACTGCGTTTATTAGTAGCTCTAGTGCAGCAGATACTAGTGCAGGTACGGGTGCACAGACCGTAACCGTTGAGGGGGTAGACGAAAACTACGCAGCTCAGACCGTAACCGTCAGTATGAATGGGCAGACTCAGGTACAGATTGGCGATGCTTCTGGTTGGCTGCGTGTTAACCGTATATTCGTTGCTACTTCAGGATCAGGCGGCACTGCTGCAGGTACGATCTATGTCGCTAATAGTGGGGTTAGTAGTGGGGTACCTACTGGAATAACGTACGGTCAGATTGTACAAGGCGACAACCAAAGCCAGATGTCAGTGTACACCGTACCTGCAGGATTCACGTTATTTCTTGACGATGTTACGTTTACAGCAGCTATCGCTATTGCTAACAAGAACGTCACAGCTAAGTTCGTGACTAGAGACTTTGGCTCAAACACGTTTCGCACAAAGATCATACAGACGGTACAGAGCAACCTACTTGTACTACCTTTCAATTACCCGTTAGGCATTGCAGAAAAGACTGACATAGAATGCCGAGCCAGCTCCGATACTACCAACGTAGTCGTCGGCGCTTCATTTGAGGGGGTGCTAATAGCAAACTGATATGGCTATTAAAAAATTTTCTAATGCTGCTAATGAGTGGGTGGTGATATGAGCGAGGATTTTGATGCACGCGATAATCTTGCCCCGACTCCCTACGAAGCGGAGATGGATCAGCTTTTTGATCAAAAAGCCGACGAAACAACTGCGACACTTCAACGACTCCTTGATAACACAGCATCAGGATTTTTAGATATTGCGCTGAAAGAAATCCAAACCCAAATAAATAACGGCGATGCCGCCATTAACAACCCGTTGAAAGTAGGTTTTTTAAGCCAGCTAGGGTTTGATGTATCAGGGGGCAAAATCCCCAAATTCTTTACCGATATCTTTGGTGATAGTGATTCTTTATCTGCTTTTGAAGTCGCTACAAACTTTGGGTATACAAAAGAACAATTCACTAACATACCCGCCCAAGCGCAAAGAGTACGGGAACTCTTCAAAGACCAAGACTATAAAGCAACACCGTTTGAATTAGAAGATGCCATACTTAACGGTAAGACAGCAGAAGAAGTTGCGGAATACGTAGACCCACGGTACGTCACTGAAGCGGAAGCCATAGCAGCGTTTGAAGCAGCGAATGGATATAAACCCTCCGCAGAAGAAGTTCGAGACCGTATAGGGCAAGCTGAGTACGACAATGCTACAGATGCGGCAGGGCAAGAAGCCTACGTAAACAGGACAGCAAATTACCAGCAAACAGCGGAAGCAGATATAAAAACATACGTTGACCCACGTCAAATTACCGCAGAAGAAGTAAAGGCGTATGCTGCACAAAACGGACTAACGATTTCAGACAAAGAAGCGGAAAGACTTGCGCGTCAAGGTAATGCAGATGAAATTACCGCTAAAGAACAAGAGATATTTGACGACTTTGACGAGCGTTTTGTTACTAGAGCGGAACTAGAAGAAATTGCTAGGGCGGAAGGTTACGACCCCGACAGTCTTACCGAAGAAGATTATGCCGAGTTTAGTGGTGAAACAAGTCAATCTCGTACAGCTAAGAACATCGACGCTCGTGCAACGACAGAAGAAGAACTTACAGAATTATATGAACAGCGTACAGGACTTGTGTTATCCCCTGCCGAAGCAAAAGAATTATTAGCTAAAGCTAAAGATGAGAACAATGGTGTAGTACCTAACGATAAGGAATTTAAGTCTTGGGCTAGAAGTAATATCGAGTACGACCTTGGGGTACAGGTAGGTCGTTTGGCTACTAGCGTACGTAATGCAGTATTTGGGACTGGGCCGGGAGGTCGTCCTAAGACGTTACAAGAAATACTCGACGATATGCTTGGCCCTCCCGGCACTGCGGGGTTTGGGGGTAAGTCACCTTTTGTAATAAAGAGTACGGCCGGAGCTACGTCGTCACCAGTAGGTAGCGGGTTGGGCCGTTCAAACGTACAAGTGGAAATAAAATTTCCTGTACCACTGCCCGTCAATGGGCCGCCTATAATTGTACCTTTGTATGAAGAAGGGGTTTACGTAGGCCCGTCTAGTGCGGGAGAGCTTCTTGTAGGCGAAGACGGCGTTATTACGCAGGTAAGAGAAAATATTGAAACGACTGTCGGGCAGATTACTGGGGATGTAGTTCAAGTCTTTGATGCTGCTGGCGAAGTCGTAAAAGCCATACCTTTAGGTGCACTAGACAATCCGGGCTGGAAAGAAGGTGACCCAAATCCTAATGATCTGGTTCTTGATGAAAGTGGTAGCCCAGCCCTTATTGATGAAAATGGCAGTCCCCTAGACAAAGAAACTGGTCTGCCGGTATATGAAGAAGAAGAAGAAGCCCCTACACCTCCTGCAAAAGCACCCAGAGGAAGATTAATTACCGATAAAGACGGAAACCCCCTTAGAATAATAGGGACAGACGGAACTAACTACGTTTTAGACGGAGAGGGTCAGTGGGTTGCTGCTGCTGTAGGGGGAGGAGACGGAGGAGAAACTGTTCTACCGGGGACTACTACAGGAGGTAGTGACGATGGCGGTGGTGGTACTACAGGCACTGGACGTACTCCTTTTGATCCTAATGACCTAGATGGAGACGGTGTACCTGATTTTGATCCTAATGACCTACCCGGAGGCACTGAAGGCACTGGAGGCACTGGAGGCACTGAAGGCACTGGAGAGGATATTAGGGCCTTTCTTGACACCTTAGAAGGCACATTAGACGGGCTTGGGTTAGATGTAGGCGAGATCGAAACTATCTTAGGGCGCATAGAAACTGACCTACAAAACGTCACTACTACCGAAGATTTAGAAGCGTTTAGAACCAATTTGGTTAACGAGTTGCTTGACCCAGAAACTGGTTTGCCTTCTATGGGTATAGACGAAGACGAACTTGAAGATGCTTTAGACCCTATAACAAAATCTGTTGATGACCTTGAAGGTGCTATAAATGATGTAGGCCGGAACGTTGGGCTTCGTGCCGTAGAAGATGATCCTAGCACGCCAGATGTAGACGAAAGTAGACCTGCTACAGGGTTGTACGCAGAGATAGACGCGTTAGTAGACCAAGGCATGGACCGCGCAGAAGCTGTAGATAAGGTACTAGCAGATTTATCTGAGCAAGTTGGTATTAATAGGACCGATATACTCGAACAACTTGGTATAACCGAAGCCAACCTTGCTGGAGATGTTGAAGCGGTTGCTGGAGATGTTGAAGCGGTTGCCGGTGATCTTTCTGATCTTGCTGGCATAGTAAACGGGTATATAGCTCAAGGACTTAGTAACGACGAAGCTCTAGCGCAAGGTATCAGCGATCTGTCAGATAGACTTGGTGTTACAGAAGATACCTTGTTAACAAGTATTGGTGAGACTGAAGAAACTATTTTAGATGCTGTAGAAGGCGTAAGTGCCCAAATTGATGCAACGAACGTCAACATAGGCAACCTTAATGCCCTTATTGTACAGTATGAAGAAGACGGTAAAACTCGTGACGAGGCTCTAAGTCTTGCACTTAGTGACCTATCTGCTGACCTTGGAATTACTAAAGAAGAAATTTTAAGTACTATTGGTGAGTCTGAAGAAACTATTTTAGGTGCGATAGACGCGTCTGAAGAGAATACAACCGAGTATTTAGACTACATTAGTCAAGTAATTGGTATTCCTGCCACAGAACTTACGCAAGAAGATATAGACACTGTTGTGGGGTTGATCGGTGAAGACGAAGCAATTACTGAAATCAACAACGACAATCGCCTGTACGACGTTAACTTTGATGGTGTTATTAACGACTTAGATATCGGAATACTACAAGGTTATATAGACGTAGGGGTAGATGGTGTTGGCGAGATTCCTGCCACAGGGCTGTACTTAGATGCTGCTAATCGAGATTTAGAACTTAGAGGGTTTCTGAACGAGCAAGAGGAAGCAACACGGGGTCTTATTAGCAGTGAAGCTGACGCTACTCGCGGGTTGATGGGTGCTTCTACTTTCTTCAACGCCTTGATGGGTGCAGGGGATCTATCAGGTACAAGAGTAGATGTAAGCACCCCTGACCCTGCGCGTATAAACTACATATACGACTTTGAAGATGTTTTTGCTACACCGCAACAAAAGAGTTTATTCCCATCTCCTTACGGCAAACCACAGATGGCGCAACAACAGCAAATGGCGCAGCGACAAAGCAGTACGTCAGGTCCGTTGCAGATCGGAGGGATGGCACAAGGGGGTAAAGTAGACTATGATTTTACCGACGAAATTATGCAGATAATGCGTTATGGAGACAATTAATGAGTTTCTTTGATTACTATGCCGATGCACTTGAAATAATGGATGCAGGGCCAGAAACCGAAGGGTTGGGTTCGTTAAGCGCAAACAACGGTATTAATTCCAACACTACTGTTGGGTATAACCTACCTCTATCCAATACAAACGCTGGTGGTGTCACTGTAGATGCAGATGGCAAGATGGTTATTGGTGTGCCTGACTATTCTTTTGTGCGTGGTGCAGTGCCGGGGACGTATAACCCTGATCGAAGACCGGGCAGCAGAGGGCAACGATACTTTACCGACTTCGCTTATACCTCACCGGGTAGGGAAGAACAGGCTAAGAACATATTAACACCTCAAGCGGGGCAACTTGCAGCGATGAATACTGCAAATGCTATGGGTTACCCCGGCACTTATAGCCCACCAAGCCCTACCGGCATGACGATGGGTAACGATGGTAGTGGCCCTGCTTCAAGTGTAATAGGTTTAAGTCCAGTGCCGACTAACAATGGCGGGGCGGTCGGTGGAGGCAACACAGGCTTTACTGGAGGCGTTGCCAGTTCACAGTTTAAATACGGTGGGGGCATTGCTGCCCTTGCTGGTGGTGGTGGCGCTGCTTCTGCATACAATCGTAGCTACCATCCATATTCGGCTGGCGGAAGTACTGGTAGGGGTTACTATTTAGGTGGCTCGACAGATGGAATGGCTGACAAGATCCCTGCTACAATTGACGGTACTCAAGAGGCCAGATTAAGCGACGGGGAATTTGTTATCCCTGCAGATGTTGTTAGTCATCTAGGTAACGGCAATTCTAGTGCTGGTGCTAACACGCTATACGGTATGATGGACAAAGTTCGACAAGCCCGTACCGGCAATAAAGAACAGGGTAAAGAGATAAACCCTAACAAATTCATACCAAGCAGGTAGAAGATTATGGCAGTCGGAGATCCAACTTCAGAAACGGGTTCGTTAGCCCCGTGGGCAGCACCCTACGTAACGGGTATGCTTGGTAAAGGCCAAGCACTTGCAAACCAAGGATACCAAGGGTATCAAGGGCCACTCACCGCTGGGCAATCTGCTGGGCAACAAGCAGCGTTCCAAGGTGTAGCAGGGTTAGCAGTACCCACTCAACAGATGGGCGCTTTTCAGCCGCAGCAGTTTACTGCCCAAGCAGCCCAAGACTATATGAACCCTTATGTGCAGGCTGCGTTAGACCCTCAGATCGAAGAAGCTCGACGCCAAGCACAAATTACTCGTCTTGCTGATGCGGGGCGATTGACTCAGGCTGGTGCCTATGGTGGGTCACGTCAGGCCATTATGGAATCTGAGTTGAACCGTAACCTTGGACAAAATGTTGCAGCCATTACCGGTCAGGGTTACCAAGATGCTTATACCCAAGCCATGAACCAATTTAATACAGAACAAGGGCGGCAACAAACCGCTCAAGACGCAGCAAATAGGTACGGTTTGGAAGCCTTGGCATCACAAGCTAATCTTGGTGCACAAGAACGTGCCATCGAACAAGCGGGTATATCTGCGGATCTGGCTCAGTTTGAAGAAGAACGCGACTTCCCGTACAAACAAGTACAGTACCAACAGTCGCTGCTCCAAGGACTACCTATTAGCGCACAACAGTATAGCTACCAAGAACCCAGTGGATTAAGCGAATTCATTGCTAGTGCTGGTGGTATTGCAGACTTATTTAGAGGATGGGGTGGAGGCTAATGGATATGAATCCTATGGGCGGTATCGACCAACAGATACAACAGCGTAAAATGCAGTTCAAGGATAATCCCCAGCAACTACAGCAACGCTATGGGCAGAACAAAGAACTACTAGACCTGTTAGCTCTACAAGAGATCTCCAAAGAACAGCAGCAACGCTCTCAGCGTATGCAGATGGAAGCCCAACAGAACCCTGCAACGGTCGCGGATCAGATGCAGCAAGAAGTTCTTCAGGGTAAAAAAGCTGAAATGGCTCAAGGTCTACAAGGCATTAAAGGTCTGCGTCAACGCACTAAAGACGTAGGCGGTGCCCTTGCTCAGAAACAACAGCAGCAGCAGAGACGTATGCAGCAGCAGGGACAGCAACCACAGCGTCCCCCTCAACAACAGCAAGGCCCACAGGGTCAACCAATGATGGCTGCAGCCGGTGGCCTTATGACTCAAGCTGCACCGAATATAGATCCACGGTACTTTGAAGGCGGCGGTATTGTTGCTTTTGATGCTGGTGGTAGGGTACAGGCGTTAGTTGAAGAGTATCGCAGAAAAACAGCCGGTGCTAGAAACCTAAGCGACGAAGAGATACTAGATAGGCTAGAGACAGCAAGACCTACTGAAGTGGCAGAATACCGCAAGAAAATGTACGGTACTACAGGTAAAAGTGATGCGGAGATAGAACAAGAGATTGGTGAATCGTTTTCAGGGAAACTAAAAGCTGCCCGTACTGCTGACCTTAGTGATAGAGGTCGCGCACCTGATCCTATGAGTATGGGTCTGGGTATGGGTATGGGATCTCCTACACTAGAACCGTTAGCGGCAGAAAGAATGGAGTATACGGGAGCGGTAGCTCCTGCTGAAAAGGTTGTTGCCGAAGAAGAAGGAGAAACTGTTGCTGACGAAGCCCTTGCTGTAGGTGAAGAGGCGGGTACTGTGGCTGCAGATGAAACCGAACTTTCTACTCTGGAACAAGCAATGGAACGGGCGAAGCAGTTGGGCCTTCCTGACGACTCTGCTGTACCTGACGCTCCTCTTGCACAAGCCAAACCTGTTGACGATTACTTACTAAATCCAGCAGCGCAAGCTGCAAGGCAAGGTGATAGGCAACGTGAGGCGTTTTCTGCAAACGAAGCAAGGCTAAACATGGGTATGCCTGCTGGTGGACTAGAGACCTTAGATAGAAGCAACTTAGCACCAACACAAGGAGGTCGCCCACTCCCCGGTGCGCCAGAGATGCTACGTCGTGCACCTGAAAAAGAATTAACTTATGAAGAACAACTTCAGGCGCTAAGACAAAAACAAATTGCAGACCTTAAAAGAGATGAAGAAGGGTTAAAAGACACCAGAAGCAACACCAGAAGGTTGCTTGACCGTCTTACTGATGCGGCTATTAACGCGTCTAAAAGACCTGCTTCTACTACGAACAGAGGTGCACTCGCTAGTCTAGGCTTAGGTGTTAGTGAAGCGGTCCGTGCCGAAGAAGCGGAACGTAAAGAAGGTTTAGCCGGTATTAGAGATCGCCGCAGCAAACTGTTAGGAAGTGAACTAGAAAGAAAACAAGCCCTAGCCCAAATAGAACAAGGGGAACGAGGGTTGGATCTAAAGTCTACGGAACTAGCGAATAATCTAGGGATTAACTTACAGCGTCTTGAAAATGATGCTCAAAGACTCAACATGGATACCGAACGGTATGCAAACGCGTTAGCACAATCTTCTAAAGAATTTGCCATAACGGCAGCTTTTAAAGCAATGGATCTTGATGCTCAAGCATCTTATAGACGCGATACTGCAGCACTTAAGACTAGAGAATTAGATCTTAAAGATAAGGCAACCAAAGCCCGTACAGACGCGTCTAAGCAAGCCTTAGCGGCTGAAGTTGTAAGTGCTATTGCTGACGCAAAAAGTTCTGCAAGGGAATCGGAAGCGAATATTGTTACTACCCTCCGGGCGCAAGGTTTTACGGGTGATGAGTTAAATACAAAAGTAAAGGAAGCGGTTACAGCGATAGAAACGGATACTGCTACACTTGTAGCAAGCCTGAATGCAATCGCATCTGGTACAGGCATTGCTATACCTGCTAGTGGGGCTGCTGGTGGCGGTGCTGGTGATGGGGGACTAAAAATTACTAAACGG